CCTGGGTTCACATTAGTAGTGAGTCGCCGAGTGGGTGATTTGGAAACAAATACCCCGGCTCGGGAGATCCGACTGACACTAGTGCGGGACCCAGGTCCATCGTGAACAGGTTGTTCACGATCGACGGTTGCGCCTCTCGGGCGGCCTTGGGAAGCCGCTTGTTTGCCCGAAACCGTTTACCCCATTCAAGGTTGGTAGCATCATAGATCAACCTCTCCGCTAGGCGGAGGTCTATGTATTGCTCCCTTCGATTCCGAGCAGCAATGTTCGCGAGTCGTCGCAACAGCCTTGAGCTGGAAGTTCTGGAGCGGTTAAGTCCGATGATGTCCAACATCATCTTCTTATCCTTGCTCCTGAGTTGAGAATCCAGGATTAGAGGCTTGAGCATTTTAAGATGATCAGACTTTCTGTGTTTGTTCAGCACAGATCGCTTCTTAAAGTCCTCAAGACTCAGGGACGCTTCCTCTTTGCGCTTCTTAGGTTTCCTAAGGATGTGCTCAAGGTGCTTAGCACACCGGAACTCAATGTAGAAGTCTGATAAAGGCACGTCACCTTTATCCGCTGCCTCTTGAGAGATGGTGTGTCGCACCTCTGGAGGTATTGGGTCCATCTTCGAGAACTGGCACTTTCCTCTGCTGAGGAGGTTAGCAACAGTTCGTATAGAGGGTGGTCTCCCATCACCACCATGTAGGATGCGTCCTGGTCCGCCGCGTGGCACGAGCCGTAAGGCAGTTCTGCGACCTGTACCCGTCCAATCGTTAACCTCGGTTAGAAGGGTGTGGGCCGTAGCTAGCCCGGAAGCTGTGCGACCACTGTAGAACTTGGCAGCAGTCAGTTGGCTGAGGTGACCCACATCTGTGGCCCCAGCAGTAACATCGTCTTCCATTTCTACCAGTCGTTCACAGAATACACCTCTCCTACCGAAGAAAGATTTGGCACGATTGACTTTGAGCCCCATCTTTTCAAGGTTGGAGATGTACCTCTCCGTTAGCTTCTTTGGCCAGAAGCCAATGAGGTCATCGCCACAAATGTGGTAGGTGTCCTTCCGGGCGCCAGCGCGCCACGCAGCAAAGCTGTTGAGGAGAGACAGTATAACCCAGCCCGGTCCAAGGCCCATATGTATGCCACTACGTGTGGTTGCATACCCTTTGATCACCTTGGGTGAGAAGATCTTTTGGACGATAGGGATATCCTGTGGCCGTCCGAGCTTCTTGCACAGTAAGCGAGCTGTGCCTGCAGCGAGGTCATGGTTGATATAGTCGGTGGCAGACGTCAGGTCGGCAGAGAAGAGTTTGGAATCTCTA